CAGATGGAAGAGCTTCAGTTACAGGTTTGAACAACAACTACGGTAACTCTACTGACTTCGCTAAGTCATGTGGGTTGATCTTCCAGAAGGAAGCCGCAGCAGTTGTGGAAGCTATCGGTCCTCAAGTACAAGTTACTTCAGGCGATGTTTCAGTGGTTTACCAAGGAGATGTAATACTCGGAAGGCTCGCAATGGGCGCCGACTTCTTGAACCCAGCAGCCGCAGTTGAGCTATATGTTGGTGCTAGTGCTCCTACAGCATTCGGTACTACATACCCAGCTAACGCATAATTTATACAGTTTTATCGGGGGGCTTCGGCTCCCCTTTTTTTATGACTACTTCAATACAAGCAAGCGATACAGAACTATCCGCAGTCAACTCAATATTGAGTAGCATCGGTCAAAGCCCTGTGACTAGCTTAGGAAATGTTCAGAGCACACAAACAACAAGCGCGGCTGGTGTAGTAACTACAATCCAGTCCTACGAGAACCCAGAGATAGCGCTAGTACATAGTCTATTAATGGAAGCTAATAAAGATGTCCAGAATGAGGGTTGGCATTTCAATCAAGAAGACCACGTTAAAATCCCTCGTGATGCAAATGGTGAATATGTAATCCCTCTAGATTATTTGAGGATGGATATACATGACGGTCAAGTAGACAGGACTAGAGACGTTGTCGTAAGAAACGGAAAGCTCTGGGATACCGTCCATCACACAGGAACATTTACCAAAGATTTCTTTTTCGATGTAACCAGACTCTACGCATTCTCAGACGTGCCACCAGTAGTCCAAAGGTACATCATTGCTTCGGCTGCTGTTAGAGCCGCTACCCAGTTGGTATCAAATACAGAGTTAGTAAAACTATTAAATCTAAACAAAGAGAAAACAAAAGCTAACGCAACTGAATACGACTGCGAGATGGGTGATCATTCATTCCTTGGTTGGCCGCATGAAAGTTCATATAGATCCTATCAACCTTACAAAGCACTAGCACGCTAATGGCAAATATCACACAAACTGTTCCCAACTTAACTCAAGGTATTTCACAACAACCTGATGAATATAAAATCCCGGGTCAGGTCAAGGATATGGTTAACACCCTACCTGACATTACCCAAGGATTATTAAAGAGACCTGCTGGAAAGTTTGTGGGATCTTTGAGTGATGGAAGCAAAAACTCACATGCGAATGGTAGATGGTTTCACTACTACCGAGACGCAACTGAACAATACATAGGACAGATCCATAGAGACGGCACTGTCCGGATGTGGGATTGTTTAACAGGTACAGAGAAGAATGTTATTGATGCAACTACCAGTGGCTCTATAACTTACGCAGACGGTACGAGTGGAAATAAATATCTAAAGCATGGTAACGACGAGCACCTCCAAACCTTAACGCTGAATGACTTCACCTACATAACGAATAGGAATGTCAATACAGCGATGGATAGTACAACAGAACCTGACACGAATTATAAGAAAGAAATTTTCGTCGAGTTAAAAACTCTGTCGTATTCAAAGCAGTATGCACTAAACATATTTGATCAAGATGGGAGTCAGTCCTCTCACTTCTCAACAGTAACCACCGCTACCCGAATCAATGTCGAACTTGTCAGATCGAGCAATAACTATTGCGACACTAACGGCTTTATGCGGACTCATGCTACTCGTGGAAATAACCCATACGGTAGATGTGATGAGTCGGCTGGAGACGGAAGAGATGCATACGCACCAAACGTTGCAACCAGAATCTTCTCAGTCGATTCATCAAAAGCATTAACAGATGAAGGAGCTACAGGTGGTATCAAATCAGATAGCAACCTAAGTGATATTTCATATGACTATAACGTCAGCGTATATAACGCAGCAAATCAGTCAGGGCAGTCAGGAAGAAAGAATCTCTACTTCCGTATAGCAACAACTGGTCAGTCAGTTCCTTACTCAGAGGGAACTGGTAGCAATGTTGAGACTACTTATCAAGCAAGATACACAACTACCTACGACCTCCTCCACGGGGGTGAGGGCTGGCTTGCTGGTGACTATTTCTATGTCTGGATGAAAGATGGTTTCTATAAGGTAACTGTTGAAACTATCAGTACATCTAAAGTACAAGCAAACCTAGCGCTAGTCAGACCACAACCAACTCCCTTTGATACAGAGACAACCATTACTGCCGAGAGTATTCTTGGTGATATAAGGACATCTATTATTGCCGGTGGAAATATATCAGCTTCAGATATAACAACGATTGGTACAGGGTTACATATAAAACGCAATGCAGTATTCAACGCTTCTACACCAGTGGGAGAGTTGCTTAATGTTGTTGCCGGAAAGGTTAACGACCTTGGTGATTTACCTTCTCAGTGTAAGCACGGGATGGTCGTCGAAGTAGTCAACAGTGCTGCTGACGAGGACAACCACTACGTTAAGTTCTACGGTAATAACGATAGAGATGGTGAGGGTGTCTGGGAAGAGTGTGCTGAGCCGGGTAGAAAGACTAGATTTGATCGTCACTTAATGCCAGTAGCTCTGATAAGAACTGCTGACGGACACTTCAGACTATGTGAATTAGACGGTGCACAATATACAAATAGTGGAGATACCTTCTATCACCCACAGTGGGATGACTGCTTAGTAGGAGATACAACCACTAATGCAGAACCTTCCTTTGTAGGTAATCCAATTACAAAGCTGCTGTTCTTTAGGAACAGATTATGCATGTTGTCAGAGGAGCATATTGTCTTATCTAGACCGGGGGATTTCTTTAACTTCTGGGCTAAGTCAGCTATAGCTTTCGTACCTAGTGATCCAATAGATCTATCTGCCAGTTCAGAATATCCAGCAATCATATATGACGGGATACAGGTAAACAGTGGACTCATTCTATTCACTAGAAATCAACAGTTCATGTTGACTACAGATAGTGATGTCCTAAGTATTCAAACAGCGAAGCTCAACGCCATATCTTCCTACAACTTCAACGAGCAAACCAATCCCATATCTCTGGGTACTACAATTGGTTTCCTTGATAATGCAGGTAAGTACTCAAGATTCTTTGAGATGGCAGGTGTCCTCCGCGAAGGACAGCCGCAGGTTATAGAACAAAGTGCCGTAGTTGCCAAGTTATTCAGTAAGGATTTAAAGATTATATCCAACTCAAGAGAGAACTCTGTCATCTTCTTCAGTGAAGAGGGCACAACTACCTTGTATGGGTATAGATATTTCGACCAGATCAACGATAGAAAACTAGCTTCTTGGTTTAAATGGGAGCTTACAGGGAACATCAGATACCACTGTATGCAAGATGATTCTCTATTCGTAGTGGTCAGGAATAACAGTAAGGATCAGCTACTAAAGATGTCATTAAAGATGGATCAAAACACCCTCACTGTGTCTACAGATCACAGGGTACATATGGATCATTTAATGTCTACGAATGGCTGGACTTATGATGCTGCTAATAACAAGTCAACTAAAGCTAAGCCTACTGGTATAGAAAGTGGAAACCAATTAGCTGCGTACGATGTAGACGCAGGAGCACAGCTTGGAAGGTATGCAAAGATTACGAATAACAGTGGAACCTTAGAAGTAGCCGGAGACTGGTCAGGTCAGACATTCTTATTGGGTCACCTATATGAAATGAAGGTTGATCTTCCTACCATTTACTACATGAAAGCAAGTGGTGGTTCATGGACTGCTGATACTAGAGCTAATACTCTTATACATAGAGTCAAACTAGGATTCGGTCCAGTCGGAATATTTGAGACGACTGTTACGAGGATAGGTAAACCAAATTACGATGACGTATTTGAAGTTACTCCAGCTAACCAATACCTAGCTAACAACCCGGGGATATTTGACGACAACGTTCTAAGGACAATACCTATATACGACAGAAATATCAATACATCTTTAACTATTAAATCTACCCACCCTGCCCCAGCGACATTACACAACATGACGTGGGAAGGCGTATATAACCAGAACTATTACGAGCGTGTCTAAATACATCCATCAAGCAACAGAGGAAGCTGCCAAAGAGGTGGCTTCCAACCTGCTGCCAGCAGACCGTAGTGAAGTACAAGAGGGTCATGGACATGATCCTGAAACAGCATTATTAGAGTCACTAAGATTCTGTGAATCGGTCTATTTCAAAGTACCAAACGGGAAAATAGCAGGGTTAGCCGGAGTCCATTCCAGTGGACAAATCTGGATGCTCTGTACTCCTGCTATCTACGACTACCCACACACCTTCGCCAGAGAAGCGAGGCGGTTTGTGGAAGAACGACGAGAGAAGTTACTGTGGAACATTGTGGATCAACGCAATGCAGTCCATCTAAAGTTGCTTCGCTTTCTAGGTTTTAAGTTTTTAAGAAGACTTATGTACGGACCTAATAATTTAACCTTTATAGAGTTTGCCCGTGTGCAGTCCAGCAGCAATTGGTCCCGCCGTAGGCGCAGTGGGATCAGCAATGGAAGCTTCCAGAGCTAATAAGGAAGCCCAAAGAATACATAACCACAAGTTAAAAGTACGTGAACGTAAATGGATGCAACGGCGTACGACATACGCATCCAAGAAAGTACAGTTTGAGCAAGAAGTTGACATGGCTAACATGGCAGCTCAACGCGCTTACACAAGAACACAGATTCAGTTAAACAATGCTAGATCTATGGCGATCTTGCAGAACCAAGAAGACTTCAAAAAGATGCTTGATTCTGAAGGTGCTATAGAAGCGAAGATGTTATCTAGAGGTCTTACAGGGAAGAGCTTAGCCAGAGCACTTGTAATGAACAAAGGTAACTTTGGGATGAGCCAAGCCATGAGAGCTAGAGGGTTAGCCCAAGCTAGTTACATGTATAAGGAGTCCGTATCAGAAGTTAATAGAGAACTGAAAGGTCAACTCAATAGGTCATTCGGCAAGGTAGCTATTCAACCAGTAGCTGACCTAGCACCACCAGCTCCTGTAAAAAGGAATGTTGGTATGACACTTGCATTAGGTATGGCGAAAGCTGTAGGTGCAGGTATAGGTGGTATGGAATCATCCGGTGACTACGCATCAGGACAAATGCAAGATCCTAGCCATGCTTATAGCGGTGGTGGCGGTACTCCCAGCTTCAGCTTTGGAGATGCAGCGACTGCACCAGACTTAGGTTATGCCTCTGGTTTCTCTATGTACGACCCGGGTGTTAATTGGAATGCCCCAGCCCCCTCTTCCTCATCGTGGGGAAGTATGAGTTCAGGGTTTAGTAATACTGGCGCAACATCCTTTGGATATTAGATAAATGTCATTAGTACCTCAATATCAAGTAGGGGGTAACGCAGTAACCCCTGAACAGATCGTTGACATCATCCCCGAACAAGAAGCGGAAGATCAACGAATACAACAATCAGAACAGAACTATTTAAACGAACTAGAAGCAAACTCTCAAAAGCGTATAGCTAATGAGGAGAAGATGTGGGGTCAGTTAGGTGATCTATCTACCACTATTCAAGACCTAGTTCAAAAGAAAAGAGACAAGTATGTAGAAGACAGGAAGGCTCAGATAGCTTTTGATGTTCTAACTAAAGGGGTATCCCCTGACTTAGAAGCACACTTCGAAGGCACCCGTGAATTACTGTTTGATACTGATTTAAAGACTCAGTCATTTGCTCAGAAGTATGAGGCTGAAACTGGAGACAGTGTTACAGCTAATGAGTTTCGCAACATGTCCGGCTGGGAGAAGTATTACCTAGCAGAGGAGTATGCGAGACAGAAAGCTAAGGGATACAACGAGTATGTTTATAAGGCTTATGAGAATACATCAGTCACAGTTATTAGAGATGGTAAAGAAGTCACGATAACCAATGACGATGTCATGTCTCCCTCAGAGCAGGCGGCATTAGATGAAAAGATCAAGTTCAACTATGCAAGACAGTTCACAGGTTTAAACGAAACTCTAGTAGCTAAGATTGTTAAACCTGAAATAGATAAATACGACGACCTACGAAGAAAGAAGCAGGCAGCAGCTAGAGAGAACGCTTACCAAATCCAAAGAAACGAAGCCGATAAAAGGTTTGTTGAACATGGATTCGTCACAGCTAACCCTGCTGATGGTTACGACAACGCTCATAAATTTGCAGCTAGATATGCAGCTCAAAACGGGACAAGCTTAGCTGTAGGTCGAATAGCGTTTAAAGAGAATCTTATAAATCTAGTTAGTGAAAATAAGATCACCTACCCAGAAGCTATGTCTATTCTTTATCACGAAGAACAGGCTAGAGATGGTTCTATGAAGTCGTTGACCTCATGGAAAGAGTGGTCTGACTTACCACAGGAATTAGCTGAAGCAGCACAGAAGGGAACTAAAGCAAAGCTGGCTCAGAAGCAGGCTGACATAGCTGCTGATCTACAAGTCATCAAGTCACAAGAGGATTTAACTAATCAGCAAAAGTCACAGATGATGGAAGTCTATCGTCAGAAATATGGTGGCTATGTACCTAGTGAAATCCAAGGTGCATTAGCTGGTCATTTGGATGATGATGTTGCTAGAGATATGCTGAAGCAAGCGAATCGCTATCAAGGTGGAGTATATGATTTTCAACTAGCTGATGTAAGTACAGAAGTTTATAACGAATATAAAGACAAGGTAATTGGAACTAGCGCGATGACTCCGGGGTCTTCCCAAAACAAGAAGGCTTCTGCACTTATCAAGGCATATACCAACCAAGGCACAGGAGACACATTTGGTGAAACCGATGCTAAGTCAGTTGAGTGGTTAACTCTGAATGACAATCTAACCGAAGTATTCAATGAAGCTTATGAGGCTGCATACCTTAGAAACGGTCAGGTTGTTAACTCTCCAGAGGAAGCGTATAAAGCTGGTATGAGAGCTGTTGAAGAGGTTATCGGTAACGCTGGCAAGGTTAGAGAACTTATGAGTTCTGACTATGAGGAAGGTTCAGATGCGTATGAGAAAAGCATCAGGGTCGGCATGGGTCAGGCTGGTGGCGGGAAGTGGAAGAAGAATAGAATTACTTCAAGTCCAACAATCGATCAAGAGCTACTTGAGTGGTCTAAGTCTCCTCTTACTTTGACAAAAGACTTACCTCAGTACATTAAAGATGTAGCAAGAAGACTAGGTATTAGTCCATTCGACTTAGCACAGTCTCAACTGAAGCATATAGAAGAAGACTACAAACCAAAGGAATCTAAAGAACAAGATCCGAATATCTCACATCTTATCTATTACCAACCAACACCATCGAGGATTACTAGAGCACGAATCTATTCTGACTCGAATGGCGAGGAAACATCCATCTATAACAACAAAGCTCTTATAAGAGACGACATTTAACTGCGGTTTAAATGCGCTCTGAAGGGCATATTTACTACGGTAAACAATGAACGAATATGAACCATCCCTTGAGATAGGTCTCTCAGAGGGTCTATCCGAGGAGGAGACTGCTGCGGCAATTCAAAACTCCGAGGCAGCAGAAAAGACCAGAGCAGAAATCAGAGCACAAAAGGAAGCAGAAGATGTCCAAAACGAAGAGGACGCTAATCTCCAAGACAAACCTGATCTGGGTGATTACATTAAAGACACTGGTGTTGGCGTCGTTGGTGGTTTACAAGACACAGCTTCCTCATTAGTAACACTTCCAGAAAGAGTCATTGACTTCTTCTCTGGAGAGATGGGTGAAGAAGCAAAAACCGAGGAAGGTTATCAAACAGAGTGGGACGACTGGTTCGTTAACGACGAGAAACCTATCGAGACAAAGACTTGGTGGGGCGGATTAGTTAGAGGTGTTACTCATGTAGGTACCACCTTGGCAGCCACAGGAGGAATTGGAGGTGTAGCAGCTAAAGGTGCTTCACTTGGCACAAGGTTAGCTAGTGGTGCTTTAGCTGGTGCAAGGTTTGACCTTGTATCTAAAACATCTCAGGACGATAACGTCTCTGGAATGTTGAAAGAGAAGATACCTTTCTTAGATACTCCACTAGCTACTAAAGAAGGCGATCACCCAATGATGAAGACATTGAAGAATGTCGTCGAAGGTATGGGAATCGGTCTTGTATTTGATGGTGTCTATGAAGGTATTAAGTTTGGTATGGACTCCGTAGCTGGAGATCAGGTAACTAACTTTGTTAAATCAACAGGAGCAGCCGCAGAATATAAAGGTAAGAAAGTTATCTCTGCTGCTGAAGAGCAGTGGAAGAACAGAAACAAAAACGTTAACTTCCAACAAGTCCAGAAAGCAAAAGAACAGCTCAAGACAAAAGCCTATGGTGCTTTTAAGAACAGCAAGATCTCAGACGTATGGCAAGGAACTTCATTCTCTAATGAAACTGCAAAGAGTGTTAGAAAAGGTTTAAAGGATATAAAGACGAAGTGGGGTGCTGAAGAAGGTACTGCTGGATCTTTCTTATCTAATGTAGAAGTCGATAACATTGCTCGTAGTTCTAAAGAATCCAGAAAAACAGTTAGACAAGTACTTAAGAAAGCATATAGTCAGAACAAGATTTCTCAGCTTGAAGAAACAGCTAAACGTCAGGGTAAAAGCTTAGACGAATTAGTAGAGTTTGATGTAGAGCTATCACAAAGAATCTACGAAGGGAGAAATACATCTGGTTTATCACCTGAAGAATTCTGGGCTGATATAACTAAGCAGAAATTCAAAGCTGAAGGTGATGCTTCCTATGAATTTGTAAGACCTGAGTTTGCTAATACTATTGATTTAATCAACGGTTCACTATTAAGTGACATAAGAGCTTTAGGTTTAACAGGTAGAGAGCTACAAGATGTAGTAGATGTTCGAGATGTAGATGGACCTGCACAGCAATTAGTAGAGAAGTTCATAGCTGGTTTAAGGATTAGAAAGCAGATGAAGGCTGAGTGGTCTCAAATGGGTAGAGACTTAGACCAACGAGTACCAAGAGTAAGGTTAGACGCAGAAGTAGATGCAGATGTAGGTCAAAGTATCGACGCTTTCCGCATGGCTTTAGAAATGTCTGGAGAGGATGGTGGTGATGACTTGTTCAAAGCCATATTCGAAGGCATATCAATGGCTAAGGATATCCATACACTCGAAGACTTCGATGCGTTCATGCGTCAGAAGTTAAAAGGTGGGACATTCAAAGGCGGACAGAAACAGACAGGTGCCTTGATTAGAGAGATGGGGACTATGTTTACTCATAGTGTTCTATCTGGACCTAAGACTGCCGTAAGGGCAATCATGGGTACATCTAGTGCAACTTTCACCAGACCTATGGCAATGGCTTTAGGTGGTGCTATGAGGGGAGACTGGGTTACATCCAGATCTGCTTTAGCTTCACTAAATGCTATGCGTGAAGCAGTCCCAGAGTCGTTTGAATTATTCAAGCGTAGGCTCAATGCTTACTGGGGTGGTGATATATCTACGATGAAGACCAGATATATAGAAAGAACAAAGGCAGATGACCAATGGCAAATGTATGGTCACTGGGCTGAGACCAGAGGAAGTAAGTCAGATAAGCTCACCTTCCGTATGGCTAACATGGTTAGGGGTTTAAACGATAATAGATTCTTAACTTATTCAACCAAGATAATGGCAGCTACTGATGATGCTTTCGGGCTGATCATTGGTAGAGCTAGAGCTAGAGAGAAGGCATTCTTAAAAGCTGCTGACGAGTTACCTGATGGAAACTTCGTTGACTTCGATGCGGACTTCTTTAAGAGGATGGAGGATGACTTTAATTCTCAGATCTTCGACGCTGATGGAAACATAACTGACGCTGCTGCTGCTTATAGCAAGAAAGAAGCGACACTTACTCAGGACTTAACTGGTTTCACTAAGAAGCTAGAAACTGCATTCAACGAGACTCCATGGGCTAGACCTTTCTTCCTATTTGCAAGAACTGGTATTAATGGTCTTTCACTGACTGCTAAACATACTCCCGGTTTTAACTTCCTAGTTAAAGAATGGAATGATATTGCATTTGCAAAACCCGGAGGAGATTTAACACCTCTCAAAGCATACGGAATAGAAAACGTTCAAGACTTAATGAACGCTAAGGCAGTTCAACAAGGTCGATTAGCTATGGGTAGTGCAGCTATCTTCATGGCTGGTCAAGCATATCTAAACGGTGGCTTACATGGAAACGGTCCAACTGATAGACAAAAAAGACAAGCATGGTTAGATGCTGGCTGGAAGCCAAGAACAATCAAGCTTGGTAATACTTGGATCAGTTACGACGCTTTTGAACCATATAACCAGATACTTGCATTAGTAGGAGATATAGGTGATCACCAAGAGTTGATGGGTGAAGAGTGGGCTGAAGATAGATTATCTAAATTAACTATGGCAATAGCTGGGACTATTACCAGTAAGTCATATCTAGCTGGATTACAGTCTTTCGTTGACTTGTTCTCTGGACAACCCGGACAACAACAAAGAATCATAGCTTCCTTATTGAATAACACTTTACCTCTATCAAGTCTTAGAAATGAGATAGGTAAGGTACTAACTCCTTACACACGAGAGTTGGGTTCAGATATTGAAGACTCCATAAGAAATAGAAACCTTATATCTGAAAATATTGCTTCTGATCCATTACCTATTAAATACGACATCCTCACAGGTAGACCAATCAAAGATCATAACTTTATGACCCGTATGTTTAATTCGGTGTCTCCAGTTAATTTCAATCTAGATTATTCTCCCGGGAGAGAGTTGCTATTCAATAGTGGATACGATCTTAGAACGTCTACATACGCGGCTCCAGATGGTACTGATCTAAGTGATAGTCCAAAGGTTCGGTCTATGTTCCAAAAAGCTATAGGTGAACAAAACCTAGAGAAGACATTAAATGAAATGGCTGCTGACGAAGCAATTCAATTATCAGTAGCTGAGATGAATTATGAGAGAAGGTCTGGTAATAAATCTACTGAACCTAGATCATTCCCTCATTACAAAAGGATTGCGAAAGCAATTGATAGAGCGAAGAAGAGAGCTTGGGCAAAGATTAAAAAAGAGAACGATGTTCAAAAATTACTCATAGACGAAAGAAACCAAAAGCTCCAAAACAGATCCGCCAACAAAAGAACAATAGACAAAATCTTAGACATTCCAAAATAAAAACAGTGGTTAATCCATGGCGACAACTGAACAATTTCTAACTAGCGGTAGTGCCACCACAAGCTACACGTATAGTATTGACAAAATTAAAGACACAGATATTAAGGTCAGAGTTAACGGCGTTGACCTTACATATACAACTTCATCACCATCCGCCGGGCAATATAAAATCGCTGGGTCAGGCATAACTCTAGGGACAGCAGTTGATGCTATCCATGTATATAGAGATACTGAACTAGAGAATGGGGATAGCGCGACATATGTTGCTGGTTCTTCTATTAGAGCTGCTGACTTAAACGCGAACCACAAGCTAGTTCGATTTGCCAGTCAAGAACAGAATCAAAAGATCCAAACAGATAGGCTGAATGATTTATCAGTCACAAGTGCGAAGATAAAAGACGATACTATTGTTAACGCTGATATAAACAGTGGGGCTGCTATTGCATTCAGCAAGCTAGCCACAGGTGCCCTACCAAGTGGTATCACAGTTGCCTCAGCTAACATAGTTAATGGATCTATCGTCAATGAAGACGTAAGTAATAGTGCAAATATTTCAGGTACAAAACTAGCCGACGACTCAGTAGGACTTACCAAATTAGGTAGTGGTACTTTGCCGTCGGACATCGTAGTCACATCAACAAACATTGAAAATGCCACCATTGTTGACGCTGATATTTCGGGTTCTGCTGCTATCAGTCATAGTAAATTATCTCTTAATATCGTTAATTCAGATATTAACGCAACTGCAAATATTGCCGGATCTAAGCTGGCAAACGATTCAGTGGCGCTCACCAAGCTTGGAGGAGGTGCTTTACCAACCGATATTACCGTCAGCTCAAACAACATAGTAGACGGAACAATTGTAGATGGAGATATAAGTACAGGAGCTGGTATCGCTCAATCAAAGATCGCTACCGGAACATTACCTAGCGGTATAAAAGTTGACGATGACAACATCGTAACTGGGACTCTAGACAATAGATACTACACAGAGACCGAGCTACTTACTGGTGGCGCGATTGACGGTAGGTACTATACAGAGACCGAGTTAAATGCTGGTCAACTAGATAATCGTTACTACACAGAATCAGAGTTAACTGGTGGTTCTTTAGATGGTAGGTATTACACCGAGGCTGAATTAAACGGAGGACAACTCAACTCTCTATATTTTACAGAGTCAGAGATCACCGGAGGAGCTGCCGACGGAAGATATTATACCGAGACAGAATTAGATGCTGGACAGCTAGACAACAGATACTACACAGAAACTGAACTCAACGCTGGTCAACTTGATAGCAGATACTACACAGAAACAGAAGCTGAAGCTTTATTCCTTAGACAGGATTCTTCAGAAACTATTGCTAGTGGAGTTGCATGGTCTAATGCCGATGACAAAGTAGCTACAACTGCTGCTATAAACGCAAGAATTATTGACCTTGTTGACGAGGTTGGTGGTTTTACTGTTATAGCAACTGAATTAGTATTTCCAAATACAAACCCACAGGGAGCTACAGGTCAGGCAGCGATACTAAGTATTGGTGCTTTGACACAAGGCTATACAAGAAGTGGAACTACTGTAACTGTTGCTAACGGAACGGTTGGAAATAGCACAGTAACTATCACTGGTGTTCCTCAAGATTTGCCAAGTGGATTTGGATTATTAGTTGAATCTACATCAACACTTAATACATATACTTTCCACAGATTAGTCC